AAAATATTAGAATTTCAACTTTATACAATGCGGAAGTAGATAAGGATATTGCTAATTACAATAATGAAATTGCAAAAGCTAGAAATATAGAAGAAGCTAATCTTTCTCGTATCCAAGGTCAAGTAGCAAAACAAAGAGCTAAAATGGAACAAATAAAAATAGTTAGTGATGTTGGGACATCATTGCTAAGAATTTCATAGAATAATTATGAGAGATTATAAATCAGAATATAATAATTACCACTCTAAGCCAGAGCAAAAAAAAAATAGAGCTGGAAGAAATGGAGCAAGAAGAATTATGAAAAAAAAATATGGTAATAGTATATTAGGTAGAGATGTAGACCACAAAGATAGAAATCCCAGAAACAATAGTAGAGGTAATTTAAGATTACAATCTAAATCTTTAAATAGATCGAGAAACAGTTAATATTATGAAAATACCTACTTATAAATCCAAAGTAAATATGACAACACAAAGTCCTAGTGTTGAAAGTAATATTCAAATTAGTCCATCTCAAAATATTTATCAAGCAACAAAATCTTTAACTAACTTTTTAACTGATGAATATGTTAAAGAGGCAAAATTAGAAGCAGATAATAAAGCTACATTGGCTTTAAATGAATTGTTTATTAATCAAAAAGATGGAACAAAAGGTTTATATAGTATTCAAGCAGAAACCAAAACAAATAGTGAGCCATTAGTAGCTGCAAAAGAATTTGATAATAATGTTAATGCACTTTGGAATTATGCTAAAGCAAATAAATTACAAGACTTTAATAATCTTACAAAAAAATCATTAGAGAAAAAATTTTATGCTACAGCAGGAATGTTTAAAGCTAAAGGTTTATTGGCTTCAAGAGGAAAACAGCTTGAGGTAACTAAACAAATAACTGATGATGTTATTTTAAAAGAAGGTTTGGCTTTAGTTTTAAATGGTATAAACTATTTACCAATTTATAAAAACAAACTAGAAGAAAGGCTATCTACAGATGTAAATATTGTTAATCAAGGTCTTTATGAAAAAGAATTAAAAACAGCTTTAATTTTTGGAGAAGTTCAATTAGCAAAATCTTTAGCATCAGAAGATCCTTATAAATTAAAAGAAGATATTTATAAATTTAAAAATTTAACAAAAGACCAAAAAATAACAATCTTAGCGGCAGCAGATGCAACAATTTTAAATAGTAATAAAATATTTTTTACATCTGGCATGGAGCTTACACAAGATACTACATCTAAAGAAATATTAGAAGAGTATGAAGGAATTAAAAATCAAACATTTAATGGAGATATAGATAAAATTAAGAAATGGCAAAAACTTTCAGATTCTGATAAATCGGCTATATTAACTGAAGCTAAAAAAATAAGAAGAACAAACACCTCTGAAATAAATAATAGAAATACTGCAATACTTAATGAACAAAAAGATGAAAGTATTAATAAATATAGAGATTTTTATAATAGTTCAAAATCTTTAGAAACATTAGATTTATTAAAAATTAATCAAGTGTTTGGTGAGCCTAAAAATTCTTATGAACAAACAGCTAAATTTCAAATAGTTGAGTTATCTACAAAAATTGGAGAAAAAGAATTTTCAAATGTAAATAATTATTATAAAAATTTTAATATTCAAAAAGCAATATTATCTGGTGATGTAAAAGATCATATTACTCCGTTTCTTTTAGAGGGAGAAACAGAGGCTAAAAGTATTACACAAAGAGTTGGAGACGGAGTTTCAAAGCAAGAATTTGGTTTTTATTTGAATTACCTTTTACCTAACATAGAAAATGAAAGTTTTACAAAAGATCATAAAAAATTGTATGCTAGAATTGAAAATCTACAAGTATTTATTGAAGGACCAAGTTCTTTAAAATATTTAGATACTACTCTTGATAATAGATTAAATAATTTTCAATCATCAATGATATTTAATTTTTCAGAAGGACTTAAAAAAGGTTATAATGCAGACGAAATGTTAGATCCAAAAAATAAAAAATTTATTGGCAAAGAGTGGAAAACATTTCAACCTGATAAAGATTATATTACAAAAATTCTTTCTGAAAAATCAGCAGAATCAGTAGAATCAACTGACGCAGACATATTATTGCCACCACCATGGAATCCAGATAAATACAAAACAGTAGATGATTGGTTAAACTCTCAAGAATATAAAGAATATGAAATAAAAAAGAAAGCTCAGTAATGCCTGTAATAGTAGATCAAATTAATGACATGATAAAAGCAGGAGTTCCTATTCAAGAAATTAATAATTTTAAAGAAAATAAAATTCTTGAAATGAAACAAGCAGATATTCCTGTTGAAAAAATAACTGAAACATTTGGAGATGTAAAATATGACAGAACAGATATTAAAAATTATTGGAAGTCTATTTCAGAAGAAGTAAAAAAAGATATAAATCCAGCTGACGAAGTTGATTTTTCACAAATCAAAAGTATAGAGGATATTCCAAAAGAAGTTAATGCAGCGGATAGAATAGAAAAATTTTTATTTGGTACTGACGATAGGTATCAATTTAAACCTTATTTTAAAAAAGCCTTAGGAAATTCTGGGTTAAATAAAATTATTAAATATCATAGCGGTGGCGGATGGGGTTATGAGGTTGATGTTCCACAACCAGAAGGTACAGGATTTTTAGAAAAAGTAACTGAATCTTTTACTGGTTTATTTGCTGAATTACCAACATTTGTACCAGGTGCAATGGTCGGGGGATATGTAGGCGGAACAGGTGGAGCAATGTTTGGTGGCGGATTTTCAGCGGGTGCAGTTCAAGGTATATACACAGAAGCCTTAAAAAGAAAAAAGGTAAAAAATTTTGCAGAATGGTGGGATATATTTATGGAAGAGGGTTTAAATGAAGGAGCAAAAACTGGAGTTCAGTTATATGCTGCTTATAAAGTTCCAAGATTACCTTTTATAAAACCTTTTACTAATAATCTTATAGGTTCAACTTTAACGCAATCCACAGCTTACACAGCAGCTGGATTAGCAATGGGTGATGAATTGCCTACTCTTGAAGATTTTGCAGTTCTTAATGTAATATTTGCACCATTTAATATTAAAGCATCTAAAAAAAAAATAGAAAATATTGTAACTAAAACAGGTAAAAAACCCATAGATATTATAGACAATTTAATTCAAGACAGAACAATATGGGAAGATATTAATTCAAAAAATATAGAAATACCAAGAGCCTATAGAGATATTGCTCCAGAAAAAGCAAAAATAGAAACAATTAAAAGAATGAAAGACTTTGCTGAAAATAAAAAGATACAAGAAAAAATAACTGAATTAAAAAAGAAAAATCAAGAAATTTATAAATTAGAAAGAGAAAAGAATAACAAAGATAGTAAGGTTGGATCTAAACTCCACAAAGAAACTGTTTTAGAAGTTAGAAAAAACAATCCAGATTCTACTGTTGCTGAAATAGATCGTGCTGTTTCAGAAAAATTATCAACTAGAACAAATAAAAAATTAGAACCAATTATATTAGAAATTAAAAAACTTGAATCTAAACTAGATAAAACAAGTAAAGATCAAATAGACAAAGTTGATAAGCCATTAGATGAGGTGAGAAGCAAATTAGATGAAAGTATTGCTGATGAACCAAAGGTAAAAACATTTGAAATGAAAAAATTTGTGGATGATGTATTTTATAATCTTTTAGATAAAAATCATGTTTTTAAAAGAGCAGAAATAAAAGCAAAAAAATTAGGTATCAAATATGAAACTCAAGTAAGTCCTTATGAAAATTTCCAATTATTAAATGGAGTTAGAGGACCTATAGAAACCTTTATAGAAAAAGGAGCAATGGATTTTAAAACAGGAGAAATTGTAGGACCTTCTCTTAGAAGTATATTTACAAAATATAAAATTAATACAGAAGCTATTTATAAAGATTTTGTAAGATATGCTATATCAAAAAGAGCAATAGAAAAATCATCCCAAGGATTTGAAACAGGTGTAAATATAAAAGCTGCTAAACAATTTGTTAAAGAAAATTCTCACTTTGAAAAATCATTTAGAGAAATTGTTAAAGTATCAGAACTCTCTCTTAAATATTTACATGATTCTGGTGTTCTTTCTAAGGAAGTTTACGAAGCTGCATTAAAAGCTAATAAAGATTTTGTTCCATTTTTTAGAGATTTTCTTGAAGAAAGCGGACAAGGTAATTTTTCTACAAATGTAAGAAACCCATTAAAATATTTTAAAGGAAGTAAAAAAAAAATAATAGATCCATTTGAAAGCATATACAATAATATTTATACATTTATTACTATTGCAAAAAGAAATGAAGCCAATGTTTCATTTATAGAGATGATTGAAAAAGGACAGAAAGCAGATAAAAGTTTTTTTCCTGAAGTTTATTTATCAGAAAAAAGAACTAAAGAAACTAAAATTACACCTAAAGAATTAGAAAGCATAGTTGATAATCCTGCTAGTTTAAAATCATCTGTAGCTGATGGATTTTCAGTATTTAGAAAAGAATCTGGAATGTTAAAAGATACAGAAATTGTTATTTATAGAAATGGCAAAAGAGAAGTTTGGGAAGTAGGAGAAACATTTGCTAGACCCACTAAAATATATGACAAAGGAACATTTAGAATGGTTGCTGATTTTTTATCTTTACCATCAAAAACATTAAGACTTGGTGCTACGGGAGCTGCGGAATTTGTATATAATAACGTAGCAAGGGATGCTACGAGTGGTGCAATATTAAGCAAGGGATGGTATCCACCTTTTACACAGACTTTAATAGGTTTAGCAATGGTTATAAAACCAACAAGAAAAGCATTTGGTTTAGAATCTGTTTTTGAAAAATATTCAAAATCTGAAGCATTACAAAATTCTATAATTACTATGGATAGAACATATTTTAATAAATCAGTAAAATCATATTTGAATAAACCAAATCCAATAAATCTTATTAAAAATCTTCCAGAATATTTTAGAGTATATATAGAGTTTTCTGAAAAAATTAATAGAATGGGTGTTTATAAATTAGCCTTAGATAGAAATTTAAAAAAAGGGTTAGATAATACACAGGCTCTTAAAAAAGCAGCCGTTGAAACTAGAAATAATCCAATAGATTATAAAAGAATGGGTCATTCAATTAATGGGTTAAATCAATTATCTGCTTTTTTTAATGCAAGAATACAAGGTTTAAATCAAGTAGGAAAAGCATTCAAAGAAAGACCAACCTCAACTTTAGCAAAAAGTTTTATGTATATAACAGCACCCTCTGTAGCTCTATGGTTTGCTAACCATGATGATCCAGATTATCAAAGTTTACCTCAATGGAGAAAAGATTTATTTTGGAATATTAGAATTAATGGTACATATTATCCAGTAGCTAAACCATTTGAAATGGGGTTAATATTTGGAACTGGTGCGGAAAGATTTTTAGATTATTTTTATGATAAAGATCCTAAAGCTATAGAAAAATTTAAAGATGCAACTCTAGTTTCATTATTTAAAGGAATAATACCTATACCTGATATTGTAAAACCTTTTTTTGAAGCTGCAAATAATAGAAGTTTCTTTTTTGACAGACCTATTATTCCTATGGGATTACAAGATATACCATCTGAATATCAATTTACAGATTTTACCTCTGAAACAACAAAATTAATAGCTGGATTAATCAGAAAAGTTAATGGTGATGATTTTTCAAAATGGTCTAGTCCATTAGTTTTAGAAAATACTTGGAGAGGTTGGTCAGGTGGAATAGGTGGTTATATATTAGCTTTATCAGATTCATTGTTAGATGCCGCAGGTATTATAGATAGATCAAAAAAAAGAAAAAAAATGTTATCTGAGTATCCTATAATAAAAGCAATCTTTATAAAAAATCCAGATAGAAATGCAGAGCCAATAACTGATTTTAGAACATTATTTAAACCTATACACAATAGAATTAAAGCCTATAATATTCTTAAAGAAAAAGGTCAAATTGAAAAGGCAAAAAAAGAAAGAGCAAAATTACCTGAGGGATGGGTTATATTGGATATAGCTTATAGAGCTATGAAAGTTCAAGAGGAAGTAATTAGAAATATTAATGAAAATCCAAAATCCTCACCAGAAGAAAAATTGCATTTAACAAATATTGTGTTAAAAGATATGATAAATGGTGCTAAGGAAGCAGTAAATCGTTATTATAAAAAAGAGGTTTATATAATAAAACTAGACATGGAATAGTTAATTTAATATAGAGTAATAAGTATGACAATATCTTCAACAGTAGTAAGGCAATTAACAGCAGGTGATGGTAGTACAACTAATTTCACCTATCCGTTCAAGATATTTGCAGATTCAGATTTATCAGT